GTAATATGACACTATGGGGTATAAAAGGATATCGATGTAATGAATGTGGGTCAGGAAGGCTCGTAGAGATATTCAGGCTATACCTCAGATGTCAGGACTGCAAGCACGAGGAAGCGAAGAGTAAGACTAATAAAATATCAAAATGAAAATACAACAAACAAACAAGATAGCAGGATTCAACTCAAAGATAGAGCTATTTTCATCAACTGGCAAGAGGTTCTATATGGATGACTCAACATCAGCAATAAGTCAGTATAGAGCTGATCAGAATGTATACAGGAAGGTTCTGTCATACTCTACTAGAGCATTAAGCTATGTTAAGACAGCAAGGGACTTCGGGTTAAACTCATGGGAGCAACAAAGGATAGACCTAGCGAAAGTAACAGTTAAGGATTTAGAGCAGATTGTAGAGAAACTTAGAGAGAACATAGATACAGGTTCTCTAGATAAACAATGTAAGGAATTATAACTGTGCATAACTTATCTACATAATATGCTATAATACTAGTATATGGCTAGACCAACACTTTACACAGAAAACACAGTAGCACTTGCCGAGCAGTATTTAGAAGACTGTAAAGACAAGTACACAGAAGTACCTATCTACACAGAAGATGGTGATGTTGTTCTTGATGAAAATAAAGTGCAGAAGACAAAGCTGAAAAAGATTGTGAATCTACCAAGTATCGCAGGTCTAGCAGGTTACTTAAAGGTAGGTAGAAACACCATATATGATTGGGCGAGTCAAGAAGATAAGACTGAGTTTTCTAACATCATAGAGCTTATACTAAGTGAACAGGAGCAAAGACTAACAAGCAATGGTATATCAGGAGAGTATAACTCAGTTATAGCAAAGCTACTTATGACTAAGCATGGGTATTCAGATAAACAGGAGCTTACTGGAAAAGACGGCAACCCACTTGAATCAATCCATAAGATAGAATGGGAAGTGATACCAAGTAAAAGAATTGCAGATGAGAAATAAAGTGCTAGAGCCTTATTCTCCAATACTCACAACTGATAAAAGATATATTCTTATCGGTGGAGGGCGTGCAGGAGGTAGATCATACTTTGCTAGTCAATATGCGATGTCATCACTCATATCAAAGTCATACTTTCGATGTGCAATTATGCGATATGTACTAGGTGATGTCCGTAACTCTATATTCCAAGAGATAGCAGATAGGCTTGAGGAAAACGAACTTACTGGAGGTAAAAGCACTATTGATGTTAAAGAACATACGCTTACGATTAACCTTAATAAAAATACTATTAATGGGATTGGATTTAGAAAAAGCTCATCAGACCAGAAAGCAAAGCTAAAATCACTCGCAGGATATACCGATGTGATTATTGAGGAGGCAGAGGAAGTATCAGAAGAGGACTTTCTACAGCTAGACGACTCACTCCGAACTATTAAGGCTGATATTAAGATATTCTTGCTATTCAACTTCCCTCCCAAAGAACACTGGATAATCAAAAGGTGGTTTAATCTTCTCGACATTGGGATAGACGGTTTTTATAAGGCAGAACTTAAAGACAGTGAAAAGGACTCAACGCTATTTGTATACTCAAACTACCAAGACAACCTCCACAACCTCAACCAGACTACTCTAGATAACTTTGATAAGTACAAGAGAGTAAACCCAGACCATTATTACAACATGATCATGGGATATGTACCGTCAGGAGCGAGAGGGCGTATATTCAAGGACTGGCAACCAATTACAAGCAAGGAGTTTGATGAGCTTGATTACACTTCTTTCTATTCTTGCGATTATGGGTTCACAAACGACCCTTGTGCAGTATGCGAGATAAAGATGCATAACGATAATATTTATGTAAAGGAGCTTATCTACGAAACAGGACTCATCAACAAAAGACTTTCAGAGAGAATGGAACAGGTGGGAATACCAAAGTACTCGGAGCTATTCGCAGACGGTGCAGAGCCAAAGTCTACAGCAGAGCTACAGACCTACGGGTGGAACGCTATTAACACTACAAAGGGGAAAGGCTCACGAAAAGCAGGTGTTGATTTATTACTAGGTAAGAATGTTTACTACACCGAGGACAGTGTAAACCTTATCAAAGAAATGCAAGGGTACTGTTGGGCATTGGATAGAAATAAGAATCCTACCAACGAGCCACAAGATGGTGACGATCACATTTTAGATTCTCTACGGTCAGGAGTGTTCTCAAAACTCAAACAGCCTTTTGTCGGCGTTGCGTAGTGTGGTATAATTATGTTATATGAAAAACCCATTTAAAAACATGTTCACAAAATCAAGTGACAATAAATATACACTTTATAAGTCTGTAGGAAACGGAGGATCACTAACAAACATAACTCCTTCTAAGGGGTTAGATTTTAATGAAATATCATTGTATCTTAATAGGGGTATTGCAAAAAGGTCTGAAAAGGTGGGGGAGATTGATTTTTCTATTATTGATAAGAATGGGGAAGAAATAGAAGACCATTACTTAAACGATTTACTAGACAATCCTTCAAAGCAATATACAGGTGACCAATTTTGGAATCTAGCTAATAAATACAGAGATGCAACAGGTTTCGTTGTTATGAAGAAAATTACAGACGGAGAAGAACAAGTATTTGATAAAGGGAAAAGAGAAAAGAGAGTTACAGAGCTTAAAATATATAACTCATCAAGAATTAAAGTAAACCTTAACACAAATCAAGATGAGGTTACTAGTTTTACATATACATCAGCAGGAGGAGGAACAGAAGTTATAAAATATGACGATGCTATTTACTGGTACAATCCAGACCCTAAAAACCCACTGCTAGGAATACCACTTATGACAGCAGGTGTTAGAGCAATTACTTCTGACCTTGCAATTACAGAACACCAAGCAAGTGTTATTAAAAACGGAGGAGTAGTAGACTCAATTCTTACATTTAAAAATGTACCTAATGCTGAAAGTCTAGCTAAAATTAAAAAAGATTATATTAGAGAGTATGGAGCAGGAACTAGCAACGGTTCTCCTATGGTACTTGGAGGAGATACTAAATATGAAAGACTAGGATTATCACCTCAAGAAATGTCATTCGTAGAATCAAGACAGCTACTAATTGACGATATTGTTGTTATTACTTCAGTACCTAAAGTTATTCTTGGAGTTACAGCAGGTGAAACTTTTGCTAATGCAGAAACAGGATATGCAATATTCTTAAGAGAAACAATAGCTCCTATCATTAAAGACCTTGCAAATGTCCTTAATTGGAAACTAGCTCCAAGTGATGCGACTATCGTGGCTATTGACCCAACACCTAAAAACAAAGAAGAAAACTTGGCAGAATTAAAAGCAGGACATGACTCTAATTCGCTAACTCTTAACGAAAAGAGACATTATCTAGGTAAAGAACCAATAGAAGGGGGAGATGAAAGACCAAACAAGCCTGCTGAACAGCCTGTGGTCGCTCCTAAGGAGGAGAAAACGAAAGCAGGAGTATTCGTTCATCCACTAAGAAACAAGGCTTTTAGAAACGATTATTATACAAACTATGTTAAAAGCGTTCAATCAAAAGAAAGAAGTTTTAAAACAAGTTTAAAAAAATACTTCAAGGAGCAAGAAGAAAGAATCTTATCTAATATCTCATCAAGGAAACAAGTAAAAATAAAAGGTATAGAAGATGACATATTTAACGAAAGCCTAGAGGTAGACCTAACACTTCCGTTACTAAGAGATATGGAAGAAATTTCAAAGGAAGTAGGTCAAGAAACAATGGATATATTTGCAGGAAATAAAGATTTTGTATATACAAGTGATGTAGCAAGTGCAGTAGACAAAAGATATGCGTTCTTTTCTAAAAGTATTAACGCTACAACAGCAAAAGCTGTAAAGAAAGAAGTTACACAATGGCTAGCTAAAGAAGAAACTATCAATCAGCTTAAAGAAAGAATGAAAGGGGTATATAACACCATTGATGATTCAAGACTTACAACCATTGCATTAACAGAGTCACAAAGCATTGCACAGCTGTCTAAAATGGCAACATACAAACAAATAGGAATACAAACAAAGATATGGGTATGGTCAGCAGGAGCTAAAGGAGGGGTGCGAGATGAGCATGCTTCAATAGACGGAGAAGAAAGACCAATGGGGACACCTTTCAGTAATGGAATGATGTATCCACAAGATCCAAACTTTGGTGCAGACGAGAATGTGAACTGTCTTTGTACAATTTAGTCAACTTAATCAAAAAATGGTATAATACTTATATATGGAAAAATATTACACAATTACAACAAAATCATTATCAGAAGAAAAAGCAGAAAACCTACAAGACCTGTGGACTAAGGTGCAAAAGAAAGGTTGTACAGCCTTAACATATAGCGTACCAACACAATTTAAGAGTGTTACAAAAGAAGAAAACCTATTTGATGTAATATTCTCGTCAGCAAAAGAAGACCGTCATGGGGATATAGTTATGCAGGATTTTGATGTAAAAAACTTTAAGAAAAATAGTGTGTTTCTTGACTCACATAATTATGATTCAATAGAACATATTATTGGTGAAGTTACTAAGATTGGAGTAGAAAAAGGGAAACTACAAGGACAAATAAGATATGCACTAATGAATCCTAA